AGTAGACTTCTTGCTTATTGACTACTTGGATTTGCTTATGCCAGTAAGTGCAAAAGTAAGTCCAAGTGATTTGTTTGTTAAAGACAAGTATGTTAGTGAGGAACTACGCAACTTGGCTAAAGAACTGGACTGTGTGTTTGTAACAGCGTCGCAGTTGAACAGAGGCGCAGTTGATGAAATAGAGTTTGATCATTCGCACATCAGTGGTGGACTTAGTAAGATCAACACAGCAGACAACGTGTTTGGTATCTTTACAAGTCGTGCAATGCGCGAGCGTGGACGCTATCAGATACAGTTAATGAAAACTAGAAGTAGTAGCGGTGTTGGTCAAAAGATTGACTTGGAGTTTGATATTGAAAGTTTACGCATCCGAGACTTGGGTGAGGATGAGGAGTATCAACAGTTTAAGAAACAGAGTAGCAGTATCTATGATCAACTTAAAAACAAAGACAGTGGTGGTGTAGTTGATGCAGGTGATGATCCCGCAGGTAAGATTACCGCAAGTGTGCAAAGCAGTAAACTAAAGAACATGCTTGCTGGACTTAAAACTAGTGACTAAGGTATTGATCTAGCCTATAGCCTTTGGCATCCCAACAATCAATATAACGAGCACCATTGCTCATGCGTACCTTGCCACTGCCCGCAACTACGTCACTGTCTCTATACCCAAAAGGCTTTTTAATAGTAACATCCACATACTCGCCATTGTTAACACCCAGTGTTACAAACGTAACATAGCGTCCTTGTTCGCCTTTAAACACACGCCCGTTGGCAACTAAGCCTGCAAAGTTTACTCTATCTCCCCAGGTTTCCTGTACAAACATATTGGGCATAAACTCTGGTTGTGTCCAATATCCATGACGCTTGTATTGTTGCTGTGGTGATTCTGTAATACCGTTTGGATAACCCAGGTCACGCAAATCCCAGCCAGCGTTCTTTGCTTCTGTTTTGTGTACCCAGCGTTTATAACTGCCCTGACAGTGTTTAAGTGCAGCACGCCAAAACTCTTTAGGGTTGTGTGCTTTTTGATATGCAAGTGCCCATATAAGTCTACCCAGGTTTACAGCGTGTGCCCTGCACAATCCAAAGTTGCCAAGTCCATATAGTTCTTGTATAATTTCTTCCTTGCGTTCACTGTCGCCCATGCGTTCCATAAACTGCATAACTTTTTGTTCATCACGTTTTGCAAACGCACGACGATACATGTCTGCTTCATACATATCGCAGTCGATAAGTTTTGCTATTTTACGAATAGCATCATCTTCATACACAATAGTATCCTCTAAACGTTGTTCAGTCCAGTCTTGAAAAAACGCTGCTTTTTGTCTGCCTGTAGTAGCAACAGGTCTAATAAGTGCAGTAGCAAACACACAGTCTGATTTACTCTGTGGTTGTATTGCTTGGAACAGTCTGCGCATTGCTGGCGACTCTGCTTGTGTTACACCGATAACTTCTCCTCTGCAAAGCATCTGACTTGTTTCAAAGTCCTGTTCTGGATATGCTTCAAGTGGAGTATCACTGTCTATCTCTAACAGTTGGCTAAGTCCTCTGTTAGCAAGGATGTCTATTTTTAAATGCTCTAAATCTTCTACTTCACGTTTGTCCAGTAGTATTTGATTGTCTGCGTTAATTAAACTTTTTGGTATCTTGTGATTGAATACAAGTACACCTCCGCAGTGTTTCGATATTGCTTTCTTTTTGCCTATTAGTTTTCGTTCGATTCTCATTGCTTCTTCCTTGTCTATGTCTAAATCTTCGTACTTAAAATTGCGAGGGAGTTTACCAGATGCGCCAAGACGTCGTGCTGCTTCTCTGCGAGCACCGCGCTCCTTATAGGTAACATAGTTGCTGATCCTGGCACTTTTGCCGGGCCATTTATCAAATATCCGTTGCATTACAGCGTTCTGTTGCCAATGTGGAAAGTCTATATCCACATCTGGTAAATCATCTCTCAAAGGATTTAGGAAACGTGCAACCGGTATTTGCCATCTTATGGGATCAACGTCTGTAATACCAAGTAGGTAACAGACGAGACTAGACCCTGCTGAACCGCGTGTCATATGAGTAATGTCACGGGTTAGCGTCAGTACATCGCAAATTGTGAGGAAGTAATCGACGAAACGAAGTTTGAGAATAATCTCTAGTTCTTCGATAAGCCTGTTATGATATTCAGCATTGTTCGGAATATGCCTTATGAATCTGCCTAGTAATCGTTCTAATTGAGCCGTTGCGTCCTTAGGTAACTTCATTGTGTGCCTCTTTTTTGCCTAAATTCTTTTATTATGTGCCAAGTGTTGCAAGATGCAACGTTTTATTTATACCAGTTCTCCCGTGGTTTTAGAAAAAAGTGAATAACTACTAGTACAATGAATAACGTTAACGATTTATATTGTCCTATTATTCATGGTGGATTAACAATAAACCTACAAAGCAATGGTACAATTCAGTATAGACATTGTTGTCTAAGAACTGATAATTTTAATACATCTGATTTTAATTTTGATTTTTTCAATAGCAAAGAACTAGATCCTTTAAGAAAAACAAACTTAAAAAATATCTGGGATAAAGACTGTGCAACCTGTAGATTAAATGAATCCAGTGGGCATGACAGTTTTCGTACAGGTATGATAAAAGGATTAGGTGCTAAACAAAAACCACGCGGACCAACTAGATTGGATTTGCAATTTGATGTAGGTTGTAATCTTGCGTGTAGAATATGTACACCAATGCTTAGTAGTTTTTGGCAGAAGCATCTACGAGATAATAACATTCCAACACAGGAAACCTACAAAAGTCGCGCAGATGAAATGATACAGATACTATCCAATATGGATTTAAGTGATCTTAGAATGGTTGTATTCTGTGGAGGTGAAACACTATTAGGCAACGGTTACTGGCGTGTAGCAGAATATTTGTCAACGGTGTCACCAAATATTACACTGTGTTTCCAAACAAATGGAACGCAAACTATTTCAGAACGCTATTACGAACTTGTAAACAAGTTTGATTTAGTAAAACTTCACATTAGTTTAGATGGTGTAGGAGAAAAGTTTGAGTACCAAAGGTGGCCCGCAGACTGGAACCAAGTCGTGGATAATATTTTAAGTATACGAGAACAAGCACCGGTAAACACAATGTTTTTATTGGAGGAGACACTTAGTATTTTTAATGTAATATACCAGTCAGAACTAGAAACTTGGCATAGAAATACATTTGATACAAACAGATTGGGTGACGTCGTTAATCATACAAAGCATCTTGCAAATGGTCCGTTTAGTTTAGATTCAATAACAACGGAATACTATGAACTACTAGCAGATAAAAACCTAGAACAATATATTAAACCACAGTGGCAAGAAAATCCTCGAGCAGTGCAGAGGTTAGCAAAAGAAATAAAACAGTTTGATCTAATACGAGATCAAGACTTTAGTAAAACATTTCCTGAAGTCGCTGAATGCTATGCTAGGTACTGGACATAATTTTTGGTTTAGTAACGCAGAACAAGATCCCAATCACCTTCACTGCGCACACATACCCAGTCTCGTTTAAGTGTATCAAAGTCGTATTTCATTTCTTGCTGAGTTATATTAAAATAACAATCAGCAATCCTTTCATACGTTGCTATACTTTCTGCTTGTGGTACACCATTGGTAATGGTTACCATCACTAACATCCACTTAATTATTGGATATCTTCCGTTCGTATGCATCCATGCTGTGATCTCTAGCACCATCAAATAGTTCTAGTTTACTCCAAGCACGAAAGCGTCCACGCCAACTGTCTTTAAACTTCTGCCAAGGTGTAAGTTTGCGCATATTTCCATAGTAGTTAATGTAATGTAGTTCACCATAGTGTCTGAATCCCATAATTGCAAACGGAACACGAGGCACAACGTCATTGTTGTTTACATATCTGTGATTCTCAAATGTTTGTTTTGCAAGCCAGTCACGCCCACCTACACGAGGACTACCATATGTATAGCAAGCAACAACTCTGTTGCCTAGTCTACTACTAGCAAGTGTTGCCATTGCACCACCTAAACTATGTCCACATATGTACAGTTGTTTTTCTTCACGCTTGCCATAGTTAATATGGTTTTCCACAGTATCCCAGATGCGCTCTAGATAATCATAAAAGCCAGCATGCACCATACCTTCGGTTTCACTGGGACGTTTCCATGCTTTCAAATCTGCTTTGATATCACTAAACTCTTTTGGCTCTGTGCCTCTAAATGCAAGCACAATACGTTCACTGTTTTCGAGGAACAAACACTCTGCACCTTTATGATCTATAAGTTTTGTTTTAGTATAACCCATTGTGTGTGCAATTGGCTTACTATCTTTTTCGGTCATATAGGCTATTTTAGCCAGAGTTGCAAAGTGCAACCCAGGGTTTTCTATAGTTGACATATTCTCTCTCCATGTTACAATATGTAATAGTGTATTTAACCGATAAATACTAAAAAGATAGGGTAAAATAATGCGTAAACAAACTAGAAGCATATTACACGAACTTAATACTATGATTGTTGAAAGAGATAGACAGCATGTTATGGAAAGTCGTGCAACAAATGTAATAGAAAGTGCAATTAATCTTATCAATGAAATGCACAAACACTACGATCCTGATACCGCAGGCGACTTAGAACGCAGGCTACTTAACAGTATTAAGAATCAGGATACAAAACGTTTTGTGCGAGGTATTAGACGGGTCAACGAAAGCAAATGCGCTTCAAAGAAATAATAGCGGAAGCAGAAGGCAAAAATCTGCACCTTGAGCATATCGAAGATCTAGTATTTCTTCAAGGTGCTAGTGGTGCCAGTAGTGCATTGCAATATATAAACAGTGTGCGAGACATGCTGGAAGAAGGTGGTGCTATATCGCCTGCTAACAGTAGCGTTACTGTAAAGTGGGATGGTGCACCTGCTATCTTTACAGGCATAGATCCTGCAGATGGAAAGTTCTTTGTTGCTAAGAAAAGTATTTTTAATAAAACCAAAGATGGTACCTGGACAGGAAAAGTATACAAAACTCCTGCAGAGGTTGATGCTGATACCAGTGGCGACTTGAATCGTAAAATGCGTCTCGCACTTAGTGAACTAAGCAAATTGGGTATTACAAATGTTATACAAGGCGATCTAATGTATACTGCAGATGATTTAGAAACTGCAACAATAGATGGCGAAGAGAGTTGGGTATTTGGTCCTAATACAATTACATATGCAGTACCTAAAAACAGTGATCTAGGCAAACGCATTGGTGCTAGTAAGTTGGGTATTATATTCCACACTACATATGAAGGCGACAGTATCCCAAACATGCAAGCAAGTTTTGGTGCAGATGTAAGTGCGCTAAACAAAACCAGTGCAGTATGGTTTGACGATGCAACCTACAAAGATTTAAGTGGTCAAGCAAGTCTTAGTAAAACAGAAAATGCACAAATACTCAAAGGATTAAACGCTGCAGCAGGCGCACTTAAAACTGCAGACTTTTCCGCAGTTAGTGGCGAATACAAAGCACTAATGATGCAGTACGTTAATGCAAGAATACGCAGAGGCGATACACAAATTGATGATGCGCAGAGTTTTGCTTCTGACTTTACACAGTGGTACAATGATTACATACAAAAAGAAATTGCAAAACTTAAGAATCAAGATCCTGCTAGTCCTGCAGTAAAAAGTCGCACAGATAAAATTAATGCACAGAACAAGTTTGTTAGCGATAACATGACAGGCATTACTAGCGCACTGGCAGTATACAAAGACATTATTGCTCTCAAAAATATGTTGATAAGTAAGTTAAATAAAGTGGATAGTATAAAATCACTACTACGAACAGACACAGGCTACGAAGTAACAAATCCAGAAGGCTTTGTTGCAATTGGTAGTGACAGTGGTGCAGTTAAACTGGTTGACCGTATGGAGTTTAGTAAAAACAACTTCAATGCTGTTAAGAACTGGAGCAAGTAATGAGACTAAGAGAATTTAAAGAACCTCGACAGCGTGTTGATGAAGTTGCTGTTGCTGCAGTTCCTCTTTGGATGTGGATAGTAGGACTTGTTGGCACTGCCGGTGGCGCTATGATAGGACAGCAAACTACACAAAAATGGATAGATGCAAATCCAGGCGAAGCACGAGTATTCGCAGATCAAATTAAACAAGGACAAGACGCAGGCGCACTTCCTAAAGATCCAAGTAAAATAGGCGATGTAGCCTTTCCTGTTGTAAGTGCATTATCAAGTGCATGGGATTGGATGACAGGCGGTAGCACTACAGGCACAAAGCCAGCACAACCCGGTGACTATGTAAAAGATAAAAATGGTATGTTACGCCGCAAAGAAACAGCACAAGAGATTCAAAAAAAGATAGGCGATGTAATTGCAAGTAATACTACTAGGTTTGACAATCAAGCAAACGCAAAGAAAGCATTACCAAGTTTAAAAGATGGAACAGTAGTAACTATTGGCGGTAAAACATACAAAGTAAGCCCTGATGCAGGCGGAGCATTGAGCAAAGAAAAACGAGGTTTTGTACCATACAAAGACATAGGTAAAGTCACAGGAAAACCTGTAACAGGTCAAGTTGATGATATTAAAGACTTTAGTACAAGTCCAAGCACAAGCGCAGCAGACGATGATTACTACACTGGTACAACTAGTAAACCTAGTGCTGGCACCACTGGCACTAGTTGGGTGGATCGTGCAAGCGATTTTGTTGGCGGTATGTTTAACAGTGCAGCAGACGCAGTAGGTGGATTGTTTGGTGGTGATCGTAAAGATATACAAAAGACACCAGTACCTCCTCCTAATCAGGACATAAACCAAAGCGGTGGTCGTAAAGATTGGTCAGCAAAAGGTAATCAGGATATAAATGTAGGTGACGGTTCTCAAGCCGCTGCAAAACAAAAGGATAAAACAAAACCCGAGCGTATACCTCCACCTATTGGCAAATCAGGTGAAATTGATAAGGGAGGTGCAGGCACTGGAGATGTGGTAAGACCAGGTGACACAGCAGGTACTGGCGCAGAGGCAGGTACTGGCGCAGAGGCAGGTGCTGGCGCAGAGGCAGGTGC